AGCAACAACGTAAACTAATGTTGGAGGGAGAGCGTCCTAGCGAATGTTACTACTGCTGGAACGTAGAAGACTTAGAAGGTGACCACATCAGCGATAGGTTTGTACATAGTACCAGCGACTATGCAATAGAAGACTACGACACAATTAGAAACTTAGATGCTGATGCAGACTGGAATCCTAGGCATATTGAAGTTAGCTTTGGTAATGCTTGCCAACTTAAATGCGGCTATTGCTGTCCGCAAGCCAGTAGCGCATGGATGGAAGAAATCAAACGCAAGGGCGACTATGACATTACTACCAAGCAGTACAGCATAGACTTTTTAAAAGCAGGTGTGTTTTACGAACCTGACATGCCAAACCCTTACGTAGATGCGTGGTGGGAATGGTGGCCTAGTTTAAAGAAAGACCTTAGAGTGTTTCGTATTACGGGCGGTGAGCCGTTGCTTAACAGTAACACATTTAAACTACTAGACATGCTGGATGAAGATCCTGCGCCAGAGCTTCAGTTACATATTAACAGTAACTTGGGCATGAAGTCCAGCTTGGTTGAAAAGATGAGCGCCAAGGTTAGTAAGTTACTAGCAGAAGGTAAAATCAAAGACTTTAGATTGTTTACCAGCATTGACGGATGGGGAGAACGTGCAGAGTATATGCGTAATGGACTAGACTGTACGCTATGGGAAAAGAATGTACGCATATTCTTAGATACTGTGCCCAACAGTAAAATTAACCTAATGATTACATTTAACGTACTCAGTGTAGTTAAGTTTAGATTGCTCTTGGACAAGATATTATCTTTGAGAAAAGAGTATGGTACATTGGAAAATATGTACACACAACGTATAGGCTTTGATACTCCTTATCTTAAAGAACCTCCGCACTGGATGATTAATATTCTTACCAAGAACTTCTTAGATTATATGTATGACCATTTGCGTCATATGAAGTACAAAGAAAGAACAGTTGACTTCAAGCACGGCTTTGATAAAGTTGAAATGGAAAAGTTCAAGCGTGTAGTTGATTACATGGCAGAGAATCCTGTGAGCCCGGACATAATTAAACAAGGACGCAGAGATTTTTATACATTCTTTACAGAACACGATAAACGCAGAGGTACTAGCTTATTAGATACCTTCCCAGAATACACAGACTTCTTTTATGTTTGTGAACAAGTATACAGGAATTGGAAATGAGATTAATGAACTATGATGTACCAGCACTATACGGTCCTGGCGAAATTACCGGTATGCACTTAGAACTAACAGACAAGTGTAATGCAGGATGTCCTATGTGTCCGCGTTATATTAACAACGGTGCAGAGATAAATCCCAAGGTACTTGAAACTGAAATTACTCTTGAACAGTTTAAAACATGGTTTCCTCCTGCATTTGTTAAACAGCTCAAGCGTGTATATGCCTGCGGTAATTACGGAGATCCTATTGTTGCTAAAGACAGTTTAGAAATCTTTAAGTACATGAGAGAACACAATCCTGACATGGCATTAACATTGCATACTAATGCTAGCGCACGTACACCTGCATGGTGGACAGAGTTAGGTAAGGTAGTTAACAACTTTGAACGTGGTGACTTTTGTGTGTTTAGTGTAGACGGTTTAGAAGATACTAATCACTTGTATCGTCGTAATACTAAGTTCAGCAAGATCCTAGCTAACATGAAAGCATTTAAGGCCGCAGGCGGAGTTGCCAAGTGGGACTTTATTGTATTCAAGCACAATGAGCATCAAGTCGAAGAAGCTAGAGCACTGGCTAATGAACTAGGTTTTGAGTTCTTTAATGTCAAGCGTACTACTCGTTGGCACAAATGGGACGATGCTGGTCGGGGACTCTACGAAGTTCTTAACAAAGACAAGCAGGTTCTATATAAACTAGAACAGCCCGATAACGAAAACTTTAGAGACAGTAACTTTAAAGAACTAAAAACAATTGGCATTGTACCTATGTATATTACTAATCAAGAGTTTGATAAAATGAATCAAATTAGTCTTGAACATAGAGAATGGGACAACGAAAAGAATGAATGGGTTAAGTTCAAGCACAATGATATTGAAGTTAGTTGTAGGGCACAGCATCATGAAAAAGGCGGTAACAATCAGCTAAACGAAATATTTGTCAGCGCCAGCGGACATGTATTCCCATGTTGCTTTATTGGTGGCGAGCCATGGCGTCACATTAGCGATGACCGTCCATGGGAAGTTGCCAAACAAGGAGCGGCATTTAAAAACATCAGTGACGATGCCAGTATTCAAATGATTGAACTTGCAGGTGGTATGGATACGTTAAGTCTGCATAAGAATACTCTAGCACAAGTACTCAAAGGTCAATTCTTTGATAGATTCTTGCCACGTAGTTTGTACAAAGGCCACAATATGCGTAGCAGACAATGTAGTACTTGCTGTGGTAAAGAATGGAATAAACTAGACAACGGCGAGCTAGGCAGTCAACATCATAAGACACAAACAAATGGATGACTTAGATAGATTAAAGTCTGTTAAAGCCAAGCTGGATCAAGTAGGACCTGGCTTTTGCTTACTTAAATGGACACAGCAAACATTGTATTTGCAAACAGGCGATAACCATAGTTGCTATCACCCACACCCGCATAAGATTGATATTAAAGATATCAAGCGTAGTCCGTCGGGCTTGCATAATACAGGGTACAAAGCAGAACAGCGTAAACAAATGCTTAAAGGGCACAGGCCTGATGAGTGTAGCTTTTGCTGGCAAGTAGAAGACAACGGACATATCAGCGATAGAATCATTAACAGCGCCAATGACATGGATGTCTATGATGTTGTTAAGAACTTAGACTACGACCAAGACTACAATCCCAAGTTCATTGAAGTTAACTTTGGTAACGTATGTAACTTTATGTGTGGTTACTGTACTCCCACTGTGAGCAACAGTTGGATTCAAGACATTAAGACCAATGGTCCTTTTCCTGTTATAACAAAACAGTATAACATAGACTTTATCAAAGACAGAGAGTACTACGAAAGCGACGACGAAAATAATCCTTATGTAAAAGCCTTTTGGGCATGGTGGCCCACACTGATTAAAGATTTAAAGACGTTGCGAATCACAGGCGGCGAACCAATGCTTAATCAAAATACTTGGCAGTTGTTGGATCGGCTGGAAGCAGAGCCAGCACCACATCTTACGTTGTTGATTAACAGTAACCTAGGAGTTAAGCCTGCGCTAATAGAACGCCTAAGTGAACGGGTGCGTACATTGCTTAATAAAAAGGCTATCAAAGACTATCGTATGCACGTTAGTCTAGACACATGGGGGGCGCCTGCAGAATACATACGCTATGGTTTAGACTGCGCCGTATGGGAACAGAACTTTAAGACTATAATGGACAACTTTAAGGATATCAATGCCAGTGTTGAGATCATGGTTACTTACAACAATATGGTATTACCTAGCTTTAATTTATTGCTTAAGAAGATATTAGAATGGCGTCAACTTTATGGCAATCGTGTTGAATTTATAACTCCGCACTTGAAAGAGCCTGACCATTGGAGCATTAACATATTGCCCACTGAATTTGTAAAATATATCGATGCTGATATCGAATTTATGAAACAGCATTTAAATAAAGGATTCAGCGCAGTAGAAGTAGAACGGCTAGAACGTGTGCGTACACATTTTAAAAAGCACTCGTTGTCTTTGGTCCGAGAAGTTCATGCCAAAGCAGATTTCTATAGATTCTTTATGGAACACGACAAAAGACGCGGAACTGATTTCCTAGCAGTATTTCCAGAATACGAAAACTTTTTGAAAGAATGTAAACAATATGCCAAATAACACATTATGTGTATTACCCTTTAATACTTTGAGCATTGGCCAAAGCGGGCATCAGCGTTTGTGTTGTAATGCACTTAATGGTGGGTTGAGCAATAGCGATATGCCTGCTCCTGTTACTCAAAGAGTTGAATTAACCTGGCAACACAATTCTGCATTACAAAGAGTACGCAGTACTATGTTGGCTGGATACAAGCCAGCACAATGCGAACGTTGCTGGAAGTTAGAAGACATTGGTGCAGAAAGTTATAGACAAATTAACAATACATATAGGTTTCCTGCTACATACGAACAGTTGTTGCAAGGCGATGCTACTGTTAAACTTGAACGGTTAGAGCTAGACTTTGGTAACAAGTGTAACTTGGCTTGTAGAATGTGCCATCCGTACAGTAGCAGTTTACTGGCGCAGGAAATTAACAAAGATCCCGCTAACGCATACACACAAGTCGATATGGAATTCTTAGAAAAGACTAGTTGGGTTAAGCGTAGCAGACTATTTGATGTTGTCCGTGAACAAGGACACGATTTGAAAAGCGTGTACATCATTGGTGGTGAACCTTTAATCATGGACGAGCAAGAAGAGTTCCTTGACTTGCTAATTGAACTAGACTTTGCTAAAAACATTTCGCTTGAATATAATAGTAACATTACTACTATTGGTAGCAAGTGGTATGATAAGTGGAGCCACTTTAAAGAAGTAAACTTAAACGCCAGCATAGACGGTGTAGAAGAATACTACGAGTATGTACGTTGGCCGGCCAAATGGGATAAAATCTATAGTAACTTACAAGAACTAAAATACTGGTCTAAGCAACGTCCTAATAACAAGACTTGCATACATACTACACTAAGCAATTTAACTATGCCTAGTATGAAAAAAGTTGCAGACATTTTAGTAGGTGATCTGGACTTTAACATATTTGTTATCAACGTAGATCATCCAACTTGTATGAGACCTGAAGTACTACCAGATTCAGTTAGAGCTAGTATTGCTTTAGATGCCGCTGAACATATTAACAGTAAGTTTGGCGAACACTATGCTTTATCTAATATGGTAAAGAGTCTGGAAAAGATTGCCGCACTACCTAGCCCTATTGAACAAGACCGGCAAGACTTTATTAAGCGTATGAAGTTTATGGATAGACATCGCAAACAAAACTTATTAGACTTGCATCCGTGGTTTAAGGAATGGTACGATGTATATCAATAAACAAACGTTTTGTATCCATCCCAATGCGGCTATCAGTACTACTCCAGATGGCCACTATAAAACTTGTTGCATGAGCGAATTAGCCATTCGTAAAGAAGACGGTACACCTTATAAGCCCAGTATAGACAATATGCAAGAAGCTTTCGACAGTAAGTGGATGAACGAACTTCGCAGAGACTTGAACATAGGATTCAAACACCCTAACTGTAAAAGATGTTGGGACGAAGAACGTGCAGGCCAAAATAGTAAGCGTATGCGAGATAGCAAAGAATTTCTTGACGGCAAGAAAACTATTATGCCTGGCGAACATGTCATTAAGATAGTGGACTTAAAAATGGGTAACTTGTGCAACTTAAAGTGCAGAATATGTAACCCTATGAATAGCAGTCAATGGATTGATGAATGGTATGACTTACGTAAGCCCAGCGAAAGCAAGGTAGAGTTCCATCGTAGTTTTAAGGAAATGCGCGATGCATGGAAGAAGGATCAAAATATTTGGGACAACTTAGAACAAGCATTGCCTAACATTGAACACATGGACTTGTATGGCGGTGAGCCTTTACTAATCGAAAACATGTGGAGTATATTAAAGCACAGCGTTGAGCAAGGATATAGTAAAAAACAAACTATACACTACAACACTAACGGTAGTATCATGCCTAACAGTGATCAGATTGAGTTGTGGAAACAGTTTAAGTTAGTAGACGTACAAGTAAGCGTAGATGATATTGGCGCTAGACATCATTACCAACGTTACCCTAGCCATTGGGATAAGGTACGTAATCATGTCTTACAGTTTAAAGAACACAGCTGGATTAGACTAAGCACTAATGCAACTATAAGTAACTACAACATATTTTACTTAGACGAAATTACCAATGAGATTGTCAAGAACATTGGTACCAGCGTTTGGTACAACATATTACATGCACCTTATGACCAAAGCATTGCGGCATTAGATCCTAGCATTAAAGAAATCTTGGTTAAGAAACTTAGCCCCTTACAAGAGTACCAGCCAGAGATACTGCCCATACTTAATTTTATGTCAAGTAGTCCAGACCCAGACAAGATGCGTATGTTTATGCAACGCAACGAAGAACAAGATGAATATCGTAAACAGAGCTTTAAAGACACTTTCCCTGAGTGGTGGGACATCCTTAGATCCTACTACAAATAAAAGTATCTGTACTCTACCATGGGTACACTTACATGCGTGGCCTGACGGCAAGGCGTTTCCTTGTTGTTTAAGTGATCCAATGAAACCTATTGGCAACCTTAATCAAACTAAGATTATTGATATTGTAAACGGCGATGCGTATAAAGAAATAAAGCGTAAGATGCTGGCCGGTGAAAAGGTAGATACTTGTTATAAATGCTACGAACAAGAAGCCTTAGGCATGGACAGTATGCGTACCAACAGCTTTAAGTATCACCCTACAGACTTTACTGATTTTAAACTTAAATACCTTGACATTAGATTCAGCAACGTTTGTAACCTGGCTTGTGTTAGTTGCGGTCCTACATTTAGTAGCAAGTGGCACACAGATTGGATCAAGTTAGGACGCAGTAGTGGACACGAGAGAATATTGAGCTTAGACATTATGGAACAATTAAAAACCAGTTATTTAGATGACGTAGAAAACGTTACCTTTGCCGGTGGCGAGCCATTGGTAACCGACCAACATTACGAAGTATTGGAATATTTTGCAGAACAAAAGCGCCAAGTAAACATTTCTTACATTACCAACCTTACTAATTTAGATTACAAAAAGAAAAACATACTAGACTTGTGGAATAACTTTAGCAATATCAGTATGTTGGTTAGCATTGATAACGTATGGGATCGGTTTGATTACATTCGTTGGGGTGCAGGATGGAAACAAACACTAGATAACTTAGTTAGAGTTAAAACTCACTGCCCGCACGTTGACATTAAGATTACACCCAGTGTTAGTATATTGAACATATTAGACTTGGACAAAATAGAACGAGCAATTTATAGTGCCACAGGAATACACAGCTACCAATACAATGTTATCAGTTTCCCCGACAACCTAAAAGCTGACTTGTTGCCCGAGCAATATAGAGACGAAGCTAGGCGTATGGCCCAGTTCCATAGACAGTGGCTTAAAGATCACAATTTAACTTCTGAAATGCCTGATTTAGTAGACAATTTGCTAAAAAATCAAAGCAGTAACATTGATTCAACCCGCAAGTACTTAAAGGACTTAGACACAGTTAGAGGCACAGATAGCCAGCAATTGTTTCCATATATTTGGTAAATACTAGTATACAGGAGCACACAAATGGCTAGAACGATAGGAAAGAATGGATTAGAATTAATTAAGCATTTTGAAGGATGCTTTAGCTCTATTCCCAACTCTGCCGCATTAGGCAAAATAAAACCAAAACCAGTAACAAACCTACACAATACAGAACAAATGGTTTACAGTTATCGCTGTAGCGCCAATGTTGCTACTATTGGTTGGGGCAATACTCGCTGGGCAGACGACACTCCAGTTGTAGACGGCGACGAATGTACATTAGCCGAAGCAAATGAGTTGTACGAAACTGAAGTTGACGAGTTTGCACATAATGTAGACAAATTGGTAACTAATCCGCACGTAACACAAAACATGTTTGATGCTTTGGTTAGCTTTGCCTACAATGCTGGTGTGGGCAACTTACGTGCCAGCACTTTACTTAAAACGGTTAATGCTGGTAACTTTGCAGGTTGCCGCGAGCAGTTCATGCGCTGGAACAAAGCAGGTGGCAAGGAGTTACTAGGTCTAACAAGACGTAGATCAGCCGAAGCAGACTTGTTCGAAACTCCAGACAACCAATAATTCAAACAAATAACACCAATATCTAAGATGTGACTTGACTGGCATAGGCTTACTAAATTATAATGTAACATAACATTTTTTAGGAGGCTCTATGCCAGGACGTTCATTCAATTCAGAAGATATTGCAAAACTCAAAAAACTATTCAACGAAGGTATGCGTGTAATGCGCGAGATGGAAGACCTACGTGAAGGTCTCAAAGACACCGTTAAATCCATCGCAGAAGAAATGGACATGAAGCCGGCTGTCCTTAATAAGGCTTTAAAAATCGCACACAAAAACGCACTCAGAGACGAACAAGAAGCTTTCAGCGAAGTTGAAGAAGTGCTTGAAGCTTCAGGCTTTACCCTTTGATTAATAAACTTAAATCTTGGTTCGCTCCTACACTGGAGTGGATCAAGCAAGACTACCAAGAGTGGCCATTTCGATTTTACATTGAAGTTCTGGCCTGGACCATTAGTATTGGAAATAGCATTGCAATGATGTTGACAGTACCTAACCCACCGCTTATAATACTATATCCTATATGGATATTTGGTTGTGCGTTGTATGCGTGGGCGGCTTGGACAAGAGGTAGCTTTGGTATGCTGGCCAACTATATGTTGTTAGTAACTATAGATTCCATTGGGCTAATTAGGATGATTATTAAATGAGCTATGTAGACGCATTCTACAATAAACAAAAAGACTTAATTCAAGTTGTCGAGCGTGTTGATGGACAAAGAAAGTTCAAAGACATTCCTGCCAAGTATGTGTTCTACTATCCCGATGCCAAAGGCAAATATAAAAGCATTTACGGACAGCCACTGAGCAAAGTAGCTGTAAATAATCACAAGGCGTTTGAAAAAGAAAAGCGTATCTATAGCGGTAAGAAACTATACGAAAGCGATATTAAGCCTGTGTTCCGTTGTTTAGAGGACGAGTATCCAAACGGCGATACCCCTGAACTAAATGTTTGCTTCTTTGACATTGAAGTTAACTTTGACAAGGAAAAAGGTTTTGCGGATCCCAGTGATCCGTTTAACAACATTACCAGTATCACCGTATACTTGAGCTGGCTGGATCGCCTTATTACTTTGTGCCTAAAGCCTGATAGGCTTACCACAGAACAAGCCGAAGAAATTTGTAATAGATTCGACAATACTGTGCTATGCAGTACTGAAGAAGAAATGCTAGACATGTTTATTCAGCTGGTAGATGATGCAGACATCTTAAGTGGTTGGAACAGTGAAGGCTTTGACATTCCTTATACATTCAATCGTATTGCAAGAGTCATGGGACAAGATCACTGTAAGCGTTTTTGCCTGTGGGGGCAAAAGCCCAAAGCTCGCGAGTTTGAAAAGTATGGCAAGACTGCTGTTACCTATGACTTAATTGGTCGTGTACACTTAGACTATCTTGAACTGTATCGCAAATATACCTATCACGAACTTCATACATATCGACTTGACTATGTTGGTGAGTATGAACTAGGAGAAACAAAGGTACACTACGAAGGCACGTTGGATCAGTTATACAACAATGACTTTGAAAAGTTTATTGCTTATAACAGACAAGACGTTATGTTGTTGGTTAAGCTAGACAAAAAGCTACAGTATATCGACTTAGTTAACGTTTTGGCGCATGCCAACTGTGTATTGTTCCCAACTACTATGGGTGCTGTGGCAGTTACTGACCAAGCTGTTATTAGAGAAGCACATAATCGTGGACTTATCGTTCCAGATAGAACTAGAGACCATGCTGAAACGCAGGCCGCAGGTGCTTACGTTGCTTATCCTAAAAAAGGCATACACGAATGGATCGGCTCAATGGACTTGAACAGTCTGTATCCGTCCGTTATTCGTGCGCTTAATATGAGTCCTGAAACAATCGTTGGACAGTTGCGTTTAGACATGACTAAGAAGATGATTAAAGACGGAATGGATGCAGGTAAGAGTTTTGCAGACTGTTGGGACGGACGATTTGCCACCATGGAATATGAAGCAGTAATGACTCAGGACGTTGGTACTGATGTTATTATCGACTGGGAAAATGGTCGTAGCGAGCAGGTTAGCGGAAAACAAGCATATGAAATGATTTTCCTTAGCGGACAAAACTTAATGGTCAGTGCAAATGGTACTATCTTTAACTTTACCGAAAAAGGTGTTATTCCTGGATTGCTAGAGCGTTGGTATAGTGAGCGTAAAGACTTGCAAAAGAAAGCCAAGGCATGCAGTGACAACGAAAAAGAATTTGAGTTCTGGGACAAGCGACAGTTGGTTAAGAAGATTAACTTGAATTCGGCTTATGGTGCGTTGTTGAACGCGGGTAGCAGGTTCTTTGATCAACGATTAGGACAAAGTACTACATTGACTGGTCGTTGTATTGCACGTCACATGGCCGCACAAGTTAATGCTATGTTTACAGGAGAATACAATCATATAGGTGAAACAATTATCTATGGTGATACTGACTCTGTTTACTTTAGCGCATGGCCGGTGTTCAAAGGCGAAGCTAGTCGCGGAGAAATTGATTGGAGCAAGGAAAAGATTGTTGAACTATACGATACAGTTAGTAACGAAGTCAATGACACATTCCCTGCATTTATGAATAGAGCATTCAATGTTCCGGGAGTATATGCGGCGCCTATCAAAGCTGGTCGAGAAGTAGTTGCTAGTAAAGGCATTTACATGACCAAGAAGCGTTATGCTGTTCTTATCTATGATAAAGAAGGTAAACGCAAGGACATCGACGGTGAACCAGGCGAAGTTAAAGCCATGGGCCTAGACCTGAAGCGAGCAGACACTCCAGAATTTATGCAAAAGTTTCTCGAAGAAATTTTGCTTATGCTGTTAACTGGCGAAGAACGTCAAAAGATTTTGGATAGAATCTTAGATTTTAGAAAAAGTTTCAAAGCCAAACCAGCTTGGGAAAAAGGCACACCAAAGCGTGTAAACAACTTAACACAACATACCGCTGTGTTTAACAAAACTGGCAAGTGCGGAGTCGGACATGCTATGGCGGCCATTAACTGGAATCGCATAAAGAAAATGCACAATGATCAATTTAGTATAGATGCAGTTGACGGTATGAAAGTTGTTGTATGCAAACTAAAGAACAATCCATTGGGCATGACCAGTATTGCTTATCCTACAGACGAGCAAAGACTGCCATTATGGTTTAAAGAACTTCCGTTCGATGAAGAAGCAATGGAAGAAACCATTATTGATAATAAGATTGACAACCTACTAGGCGTGCTTGGTTGGGATTTACAGTCAACAAAAATGAAGAACACGTTTAATCTATTATTTGAATAATAGTTGACACGGCCTAAATAAACCTATATACTCACACAAAGGAGATACACAGATGAAAGACATCGTATTAGATATCGTTAGACATACCAGCGGACTTGGCATTATTGACAGTCTTAAGGTAACAGGTACCGCAGAGGAAACACAAATTGCGGCCATTGACCAGGACAAGACTGTTATCCTGAATGCCAAACTACACAAACCAGAAGGCGACTTTGTCGGCGAATTTGGTATGGGTAACTTGGGATTCTTGAACGGTGTTTGTAACTTGTATGCCAAAGATGGTACAAGCGTTGATGTAGTTAAGACTAATCGTAATGGCGTAGACTTGCCAGAGACGTTAGTATTTAAAGACCCAGACGGAAACTCAGACAAGTATCGCTTGATGAGCAAAGAAGTTATTGATACACAGATCCAAACTGTTAAGTTCAAGGGTGCTACATGGGACGTTACTTTTGAGCCAACAAAAGCCAAAGTACAAGACCTAGCACAGGCCGCTAGCATTTACTCTAGCATTGAGCCTACATTTACTGTACGCACCGACAACGGCAACTTAGTGTTTGAACTTGGTAGTGCAAATGGTGGTAGCCACTTTGGTAAACGTACATTTGCCAACAACGTTGGTGGTACTATTAAAGGCGACTTGAGCTTCCCACTTAACCAATTCTTGAACATTCTCAAGTTAGGTATGGGTGGTATTTGTGCTGTTAACTTCAGCAACCAAGGTGCTTGTATGATTAGCGTTGACAGTGGCATTGGTTTGTACAACTACATCCTGCCTGCAATGACTCGTTAATAGGAGTAGTCCATGTACGAAAATCGCATTAAACATCTAACTGAATCCCATCATCTATTAGATAAGCAAATTGCAGACATGGAACGTAATCATCCTCATGTAGAAGAAAAAAAGCTACATGAGATGAAAAAACAAAAGCTAATGCTTAAAGACGAAATCGCTAGGCTACAGCGACTACAACACGAGCATGATCGAGAATCTCTTGATCATTGGGACGACGACGAAAGAAGATAAATGAGTAAAACAACAGTGGACTTAGATCCGCGCAATAAAGACTATGCAATATTCTTGCCTAGTATCAGCGGATTCTACAATACCTTTATCTCTAAACAACAAGAAGGCGAATACATTGAAGCTAGTCGTATTCCTTCTGAGTTTGAGAATGGTATTGAAGGCATGAACTTTCTTAACAAAGAAAAGGCATACTTTCATTATAGTCATGCATTGTACTCAGCTGGACATGCACAATTAGATTTGAAAAAGTCTTGGGTGCAAGAAAGCATGGTACAGCAACGTGACAAGCCTAACACTTTCATCCTTGGTGACTCGGGTGGATTCCAGATTGGTAAAGGTGTTATTAACTTTGACTGGAAACACTTCTGGGAAAAGCAGGGCGATGCTGGCTACATCGGTGAAGCAGACAAAACTCGTATGGCCATCCTTAACTGGTTGGAGTTTACTGCTGACTACAGTATGGTACTTGACTTACCTACATGGGCAAGTAATCCTATTAACCAACCACGCACAGGACTTAAAGACTTTAACGACTGCTTAAAGGGAACATTGTTTAACAACGATTTCTTCTTAAAACATCGTCAAGGCAAGACTAAGTTCTTAAACGTATTGCAGGGCGGTAACAACGTTGATGCAGAAATTTGGTATGATGCTGTTAAGCACTATCCATTTGAAGGTTGGGCTATGGGGGGTAACAACATGAAGGACGTAGACCTTATGTTGCGACGCCTAATTAAACTACGTGATGAAAAGTTACTGGAACCTGGCCGTGATGTGATTCACTTCTTGGGAACCAGCAAACTTGAACTTGCCTGCTTGCTAACGGCTGTTCAACGTAATATTCGCGAGCATGTTAATCCTAACATGAAAGTTACATTTGACTGTGCAAGTCCATTTCTGGCCACAGCATACGGACAAGTGTACACTCAGCACGTTCACCAGAATGATCGTTTTAGTTACTTGATGACTAAGGCTATTGATAATAAGAAACTAAGTGGTAGCAAGATTGCTTGGCCATGGAACAGTCCAGTCGGTGAACGTATGACTATGGGCGACTTGTGTTGGTATGCTCCTGGTATGCTAAACAAGTTAGGAAAAGAAGGAAAAACTAGTTGGGACAGCTTCTCTTACTTCTTAATGATGGGTCATAATGTGTATCAACATATTGAAAGTGTACAACGTGCTAACGCATTGAATGATGCGGCTTGTGCAATTCATCAACCAGACCCAGCCGCATGGCACAAAGTTAAAAAAGGTGCAGACGAGTTTAGCGAATGGGTTCCTCGTAATGTAGTTTATATTAACGAACTGGTTAATCGTGTGTTTACAAGTCAAACTCCTTTTACAGAGTTAGACAAAGCACAGGACTTGTTAGCTAACTTCAACGGCACCAAGACTCTTAAGAGTACTGTTGCTGGTTTCAGTAACTTGTTTGAAGTTGAAGATGCTGGTACAGACAACGACAGTAACATGTTTGATGATCCCGAAACAGTTGAGCAAGGCGAACAGTTACTAGAAGGTATGCTGTGATAAGTTTAATAGTGGGCATGGGCTTTGGCAACGCTGTCTATCGCCCAGTATTAGAAGCATTGGGTCATAAGGTTGTCACTGTTGATCCTGTTCGAGAAGCCGACTTTAAAGAGATTGGCTTTGCTATTGCAGGCTATGGACATTTTGATACTGTTAATATTTGTACTCCAAATTTTACACACGAAGCCATTGCCAGAGAAGTTGCTAACTATGCTGACATTGTGTTTGTAGAAAAGCCAGGTTTGGTTAATCATACAGCATGGCGTAACTTAGTTAATGATTTTCCTAATACTAGATTCATGATGGTTAAGAATAATCAGTACAGAGACAGCATCAGTCAGTTCAAACAATTAGCCGACCAAAGTACTTCGGTGCGTGTTATTTGGAATAGCAAAAATAGAGTACCAAACCCTGGCAGTTGGTTTACTACCAAAGACAAAGCATTTGGGGGTGTTAGTCGAGATTTGATTCCACACATGTTAAGTTACTATGTGGCGTTGACAGACTATACAAAAGGTGTTAAACTATATGCTAACGCCGTACAACGACATACCTTAGACTCTATTACGGACACAGACTATGGCGTTGTTAACAAAGACGGCGTTTATGATGTAGACGACTTTTGTGAGTTTGAATTTAAGAACGGCAACACTACTTGGATAATCAGTGCCAACTGGAAAGATGATCGAGCTGATGATGTATACATTAGCTTTGATATGAAAAGTAGTGCAGTTAAACATTCGCTAGGACTATGCCCCGAAGAAGCATATAAAGCAATGATACAACACGCAGTTAAAAATAAAGACAACAACGAGTTTTGGCAAGATCAACTTGCACAAGACATTTGGATACACCAACAAATAGAAACACTATGACAAGAGTATTAGCAACAGAAGGAAACGGGTTCTTTTATGAGAGCGAATACCACGTTCCTCCATTAACAGAAGACGAAATTCGTGTACGTAGCGTAATGACAGGTGTGTGTCGTAGTGACATTGATATGATGCAAGGCAACTTTGGTCCGTTGCCGATACACATGCAGGGACATGAGGGTTTGGGTCAAGTAATTGGATTAGGCTCCAATGTCAGTGATGTACAATTAGGCGATTACGTTGCTACTCGCGGTGAACCAGGATATGCAGACGAATACAATGTTCGCTCAAAAGAATATGTTAAAGTCCCAGAGTCTGATCCTAAATACATACTTGAACCAGTTGCTTGCGGCATTAATGTAGTATACCAACCTATTAGAGAGATTGCTGAAAGGTCCGGACCGAGACGTAGACTTTTAATCCTAGGCAGTGGCTTCTTAGCGTGGGTGGCATACAACACTATTAAACTTAATCATTTGGACTTTGATATCACAGTCTATGGACGCAGTAATAAGGAACTATGGGGCAATGCATTGAGTTCTGGCTACGAAGGTACATTTGATGTGGTTATCGATTTAAGTCCATACAATGATGTTTTTACCAATGACATGCTAAACAACGAAGCACTAGTCGTCATGGGAGTAGAAAAACCTGTTACAACTACATTTGCTTCATTGTTGTGGAAGGCTTGTACAATTGTATTTCCAAGCCCCAGAACTGATAAGTTTTATCAGTGTATGAAAGATGCAGAATACTGGATAACTAATGGTGACATTGTTGTTGACAGTTTCTGGTCTAAGGAGTATAATAGAGATACAGAGTGGCAACAGGCTTTCACTGACGGATTAAACCGACCCGCTGGATATTCCAGAGGGTACATTAAATGGAATAACAATGCTAGAACTTGATACACAAGGTCGTCAGCAAGTAATTTACTTCGTTGGAACGGAAGTAGAGAACACAGCAATGAAGAATGAAAAGACTTTGTTTGTTGTAGGTGTCCGTCCAGTAGAAGAAATTATCAAACATGCGACTGATAATAAACTAAGACACTTGTACTTTGGAACAAGTCAAAGTTTCCAACCCAAGAGCCAAGAAGATTGGCGAAAGTGGGACGCAATGATTACCCCGTTGTTAAAACAAGGCTATTGGGTTACACTAGACTTTGGAGTGGAGTTTGCCAACGACATTCACGAAGAAAGCTGGAATGAATTCTTTACCTTCATTCCTATGATTAGTGTTAAGTTGCCGTACATTAAACTGTACAACTACAATGCAACGTTGAAGATCGATGACACAACCTGGGGACACAGTAACCCTGGCGTTTGGTGCCATCCACTTGACACATTAAAATCCAGAGAAGTATACACTGACTGGAAAGACTATATTGGCGACACGCCTATTAAGGAGTAACCATGCAAAAATGGATTTACGTAAAATTTCAAAAAGAAGGTATTCATAAATACCCGGCCGCACTAACAGATCCTAATTTGGCAACTGGTGACGAATATGATGTTAGCTTTCTTGGCTACCCACATCGTCACATTTTCCACTTTAAGGTTTGGATCAGTGTAACACATGATGACAGGGACATTGAGTTTATTCAATTCAAACGTTGGCTCGAGAATCTGTACAAAGATGGCACATTGCAACTTGACTTTAAGAGTTGTGAGATGATGTCAGAAGACTTATATAATCAAATTTCATCCAAGTATCCAGGACGCAGTGTCCGGATCGATATTTCAGAGGACGACGAAAATGGCGCATATACAGAATACTAAGCCTATGATTAGACCCATGATGAGCATGGACAATATTAAGTATGACCTACTTAAAATTGCCGAGCCATATGATGGTGTTATGTACGAAGGTAGTGGTTACCTTGTAGCAGACTTGTTCCACGCATACTTGCGTGACTTGCAAAAGGATCGCCTCATTTATGGGTATGACCTTCCAGAGGAACAATACAAAGAGAATTCTGTAACATTTGATGCAGTGATTCAACTAACAGAAGATCGTAGTCCTAAGAAACTCAAGATCCACGTTGGTGTTTACAAGAGTGCATGGAATAAGCCTCATGTAGCAGTTCCTGATTCATGGAAGAAATAATGGCGAACGTCTTTCTAGTTGATTTAGAAAGCGTAGAAACTAGGTACACGGGTCAATGGAAGACTCATGTACCAGAACTCCTACGAAAGGCAGGACACGATGTTCAAGTTATTGATGGCCCTACGGATATTCCTAATGCCACTACTCCTGGTGCTTTCCTTAATTTTGGTGGTACCAATATATATAAGTCAGCACAAGTCGAGCAGATGGGTCGTTTATTTTGCAACGGAGCCATTCGTCCCGGCGATCACTTTATCTTTACTGATGCTTGGCATCCTGGTATCATAAACTTAAAGTACATGAGCGAACTGTTACAGATCCCTGTAACTATTCATGCATTATGGCATGCTGGCAGTTATGATCCACAAGACTTTCTAGGACGCTTAATTGGCGATGCCAAGTGGGTACGACACGCAGAGATTAGTTTCTTTAGTGCTGTTGACCATAACTACTTTGCCACTGACTTCCACATTAAACTATTTGCAGATGTTTTTGCAGATGGTGCAGAATGGTGGATTAAAGAACAACTACACACTGGTAAGATTGTACGCAGTGGTTGGCCTATGGAGTACTTGGACGAAACACTAGAACCGTTTAAGAACTTACCTAAAGAAGACATTATTCTTTTCCCACATAGGCTTGCTCCTGAAAAGCAATTAGACATATTTAAAGACTTAGCAGAAGCTATGCCCGAATATAAATGGGTAGTAGCACAAGAGCAAAGTCTTACTAAACAAGAATATCACGAATTGCTTGGACGTAGTAGGATTGTGTTTAGTGCCAACTTACAAGAAACACTAGGCA